CGATTGTTCTTTTCTTGTCGCCCACCGACAATTTTCCTTATAATAGTTATCGTTGTTGTTTACCCGTTCAATCGTTGCTCCTTCAAATGGCATCCCCATATCTTCAAGGAAGTTTTCGAATGATTCCTTCCACCTATCACAAACAGCAATGCCCCGCCCACCGTAACGGTCATAATGGGAAGCCTTGGGGTTGTGGCAGCGGGCGAGGACATGCCGCCAGATCCTATATGGTAGCTGGCCAGTTAACCCATGTTTCTTATGGCTACATCTACAAGATTGAGTATGCCCATTCATAAGTGATCTGATGTCAACGCTTATTTCCTTCCCACATTCACATAAACATATCCAGTGGTTTACTCTCGGTTTTATGGCTTTACGTTCCGCGTCTATTGTCAAGGCCGTTAGCCGTCCAAACTTTATGCCGGTGATGTCTTTTTGCTTTCCCATGCCATGAAATATAATTATTACTGATAACAATGTCAATGATTTAATCGGTCAACCGCTTGTTTCATGATGGTCATAGACACGTGGGCATATATTTGAGTGGTTGTAATTTGCTTATGACCGAGCAACTTTTGAATAATTCTTATATCCGCGCCTGATTCCAGTAAATGACTGGCAAAGCTATGTCGAAACATATGGGGGGTAACTTTTTTATCGATCCCGGCCAGGATCCGGGCCGTTTCCAGGGGCCGGCGGATATCCGTCAAAGCTCCGCTCATGGCCTGGCCCTTCCTTTTTTTTACCCTGGACGGAAAAAGCCAGGGCCCTGTCATGTCTAAACCGTCGAGGATCCTTTTCAGATCGTCCACAATCGGGATCAGTCGGTCCCGGCTGCCCTTACCCTTAACCTTCAGAAAAGTCTTGTCCTGGGCCACGTCCTGGGGCCGGAGCCGGGTCGCTTCCTGGAATCTCAAGCCGCAATAATAGATCGTCGCGAATAATGCCCTGGTCGTCCCGGTCATGGCGTTCAAAAGACTTGCTACGTCACTACGGGACAGGGTCGCGGGCAATCCCTTTTTATACGGCAGGGCTTCAAACCGCTCCGGCTGATCGCAAAGGTTCTGCCGGGCGGCCCATTTCAGCATGGCGGACAGGGTCAAAAGCTCAAGGTTGACGGCCCGGTGTATCCCTGGCCTGGCTTCCAGGCGCTTCTTTTTGTATGCCTGGACCAGGGCCGGCGTGATCCGGTCCGGCTGGATCTGCCCGAAAAACGGCATGAGGCGGCCCCATAGCATCATTTTCTTTTCCTTGACGGTCTTTGGCGCTTGCTGCATGGCGGCCCATTCCAGGTAATCGGCCGCGATCTCGTCACAAGTGGGGGTGTGGTTACGGATGGGCTTGTTGTATTGCTTCCTGATTTCCCGCTCATAGGCGAGGGCTTCGGCGCGGGATCCTTCGAAGATGATTTGATGCCGGGGGCTGGATCTGCCGGCTTCATAGAAGTCAACGGTATGCTTATTGTTGTGTATCGTTCTCACGGACATGGCCCTTGATACGTTTTCCGGGCCGGGCCGTCAAGCGAATTATGTCGGCCTGGGCCTTCCGGCGCAGATCCGACGTTGACCGGGGCTGGCCTTCGAAATAGGCCAGCAGCCGGTCAAGTTTTTCAATTATCATTTTTTCGGGTTCGGTCATTTTCCAATAATATTATTGAGCGTCGAAAAGGTTCCATGATACTTAAGGGCCGCCTGGTCGTAAGCGATAGCGGCTTCTCTTGCGTCCTTGAAAAGTCCGAGCGATATACATTTCCCGTCAACCGTGATTTGCGCTCTCCATTTTTTGTCACGATTTCGCCATGTAACCCCTCTAAACCCGCTTGTGTTGTTTTTACGAAGTCTCCCGTTGCAAGCGTTTTCGGCATTTGTGCATAATCGAAGGTTCTCTTTTCGATTATCTAACCCGTATCCATTAATATGATCTACCTGGACGCCGTCGGGCGCATTTAATATTACTCTGTGCATACTGATCGTTGTGGGAAAATCGCATTGCTTCCTGGTTGCATACACCGTATTACGGCTTTGCGACGCATACCATTTCCATTGATTCAAGTATTCAAAATCCTCATCATCTACTAATGCCGAAAGGCCTGGGATAATAGATATTTTTTTCATGGCGCCACCTTTATGCCCAGGTCGGGCAGCCTTTCCGCTCCGGACAGGCGTCGCAAAACGCTGCGGTATAAATGTTGTCCCCGTTGTTCGGGCAGGGACCAGGGGCCATTGGTTCGGCGTCCGGATCCTGCTTATCCGCTGCCGGCTTCTCCGCCAGGTGCGCCCGCTGCTTCGTCCAGGCGTTGAAGATCATCCAAAACTTTTTAGGATCCTGGACCGCTTCCGCCTTGACGGCGTCGATCGTGACCTTGTTCGATGCGGCCAGGGCTTCCAGGTATGCGTTTAGATCCTTGATCTTCGTCCCCTTCGGGATCGTGCTTTCAAATGTTGCGGCCGTATCGACGACCGGGCCGCCATTGGCGTCGATCGCGTCGTCGTATGTGTCCAGCAGATCCGCCTGGGATTCGCCGGCCAGGGCGCGATCTTCCAGGGCGACGGCCTTCGCAAATTCGACGGACAGCGGGGCCATTTTGCTATGCCGTTTGATTACCGTCTTTTTCGCCATTTCCGCCCAATCCGTTACCCAGGGGCCGTCGTCCCTGGATTTTGACCTGGCCCGGACCTTCTCAATGTCGGCCGTCGGAATAAAGTCAAAGCTATATCCGCCGTCCTTGTATTTGAAAACGCAATACGCGCCGATCGGCTTCCCGCGGTCGCCGTCGATCGCCGGCTTGTGGACCAGCTGATCGTTTATCCCATATTGAAGATCAAATGTGTCGCGCTCATAAACAACCTGGGCGCTCACCGTTGACATTTCTCCGGACCGGCGGGCCAGGGCAATATATCCGCGATAGCCTGGGATCAGCGTGCAGATCGTTTTCCCGGCCTTGTTGTCCTTGAAGGGGACCAGGTAGGCCTGGCCCAGGAATTGATCCGGCTCAAGGCCCAGCTGGGCGCATACCATGACGCACGCAAGAAGGCTTTGCGGCGTGCAATCTAAAAGCCGGGGGTTTTTTTGGATCGACGTCATGGCGACGCGGAGCAGCCGGTCCGCGGACAGATGCTTCGGCAGCGCCATTTCAAGCTGCTTTCGGGACCGCTCCAACAGGATCCGGATATCGGCCGCCTTGCTTTTTGCTGGCAAATTGCTCATGTGTTTTTCTCCTTTCAAGATCTAAACCTGGTTTCTGTGATTTCCTTTATTTCGCAGCAGGGGATCTCCCGGACGCCCATTTTGACCGCTTCGTCCAGCAGCTTTTTGACCGGCTCGCAATACTGCCGCGGGACCGCGTCCGGATCCAGGACGTTGCAGGTCCAGCGCTTTACATCATAGGCCGTCGTCCCTGATTCTGATTTGATCGCCGTCTTTTCCTTCGGGATCGGGATCTCCGGGACCAGGGGGGCTTCGACGCCGGCCTTCGCCGCTTCCTTGTTTAGCTTCTTCTGCAGATCCGCCGCCGCCTTCTGCGCCAGGGCTTCCTGCTTCTTCCGCTCGATCTCCTCTTTCAATCTGTAATTGCTGATCTTGACTTTGATGATCTGCTCCGCTTCCGACAGGCGGCCGGTGTAGCGGCCGACGAAACCGCGGACCGAATCAATGAAGTCCGACGCGCCCTGCGTGACCTCTTTCTGCTTCGCCTGGAATTGCTTGATCATCTTTTTTGATTCGCCTACCAGGCCGATCGCGTAATCCATGCGGTCCGGATCCGTGATTTCCAGGGCCTTCGCGTCCTGGGAGATCCGGCCGACGTGCCGGCTCAACGCTTCAAACACTTGCTCCATCATGAGCTTGGGGGCCGGCGCGGGCGACGTCAATCCGGGGACCATGATCCCTTCTTCCGGCAGCGGATAAACTACCGGGCCTTGCTCCGCTTCGTTCAATACTTTTTCAAAGTCCATGTCACGCTCCTTTCGTCCATCGTTCAATATTTAACATCTGTAAAAAAATCGTTATATCTTCCAATCCGCTTTTCGCCAAGGTGACGCGCGGGACGCCACCTTCGCGGTCTGTTTGGATCCAGCCGGCCAGGTCGATCTTGATCTTGTGGGCGGACGCCAGGATCCGATAGCCGGCCACCTGGGCGGCCCATACCTTCGTCGGCATGACGGGCGTCTTTATGTCGATCAGGGCAATCTTCCCGGTTTTCAGCTTGACGATCAGGTCCGGCTCGCCGTGATACAGATAGGCCGGATGGACAAGGCGCTGCTCGACGAGGATCACGTCCTGGACCTGGCTGTCAAACCATCGCTGGAAGCTGTTGTAATGGCCCAGGACAACCTGATCGAGCGGCCCTGGGTATTGGCCTTTCGCCAGGCAAAAGCACGCGTCATGGACCGCGGTCCCGCGCTCTGACGCCGCGGCCATGACCGCTTCGGGGATCCCGGCAAAAGATTTATAAGGTGAAATGATCTGTGAAACGGAAGGCATTAACATTCAAGAATTCCCTTTCATTTGGTCAGGATCATGTGCAGCGCCGGGATGATGATGAAAAAAATCGCGCCGATGATGCCGATCCAAAACAAGACCTTGCTGGCCCTTTCGGCCAGGTCCATGAAGCGGGCCGCCGGATCCGGCTGCTTCATGAGGATCTTCAAAAACGCCATGTTCTTGTATTTTGTTTTCATCGTTCGGACCTTTGATATTCGATCATGTCGGCGCGAAATCCCAGGTCGTCGATCGGCCGGCCGTGGACCTGTCCATGCACCGGACAAAACCAGGTGGGCCTCATGTCGTCGTAATGCTGCTCGCAGTTACAGGCAAAGGCGGGTTTGATGAATGACAGGATGGACATAAAATCGGGTCTTTTGATCGTGTTTTCCATGCGCGTTCTCTCCTTTCGTTGTTGTTAGGTTGCGCCTAACATACACATCTTATTGTATCTTGTCAAGAGAAAAATACACATTATTTTGTATGAACCGGATAAAATTTTTTGTGTGTGATTTTATTGGTGAAACGGTGGGTTTATTTAGACCGGCGTCCGATGAATATGGTTTTTTCAGACATATTGACGACGATCATTTCGGCATCCGTGATGATGGTGTCCTGGGGCGGCTGCCCGCGCTCCGGATCCGACAAGAGATCATCGACCGAACATTTGAATTTTTCCGTTATGTCCAGGATCGCGTCCAGGGAAGGCTTTGATCGTTTCCACCTGGTCGCGGCGTCACGGTGTCCGACAATCTCATTGAATCGATTTTGAACGCCGTCGCATTTTTCCCGGATCAAGCGCTCAAGGTTGTTGTTAAAAATTCCCTGGTCCCATTTCATACAAAAAACCTTGTAAAAAAATGCTTGACTTTATACAATCCGTTGTGTATCCTGCGCCCCATGAGACACGATTATCAAAAACTTTTCAGAAATCTCCGCGTAAATCTAAAAATCTCCCAGGCCAAATTTGCAAAGCTCGTCGGCGCGAATCGGGACATGATCGCGAATTACGAAATGGGCCGCTGCCGGCCGTCCGCCGACATTCTCATGAACACCCTGGCCCTGCGGGACAAACAAAAGAAACGCGTGTGAGATTAACACAACCTGGACCATAGGGCAATAACTTTATGGACGATCACGGCCTGACCACGGACAAGCTGACGGAGCAGTTCATGATCCGGATCCCGGAGATTACGAAGGCCAACCTGGACAAGCTGCCGCCGGCGCTCAAAAAGAAACTCAACCAGGAAATCCTGATCCTCATGGCCCGGTCGATCCATGATTCAAGGTTTGATCCGAAGCTATATCTATCCAGCGAATGAGTCAATCATAACATTGTTTTACATTGTAACGGGGACCTCATGATCGCGGAAATTCAAAAGATTGACAGGTTCAAAAAGTCCCGGACCGAAGCGTTTTATGTGCGCGTTCACTTTAAGACGGAGCGGCACAAATACGCGCAAACGGATCTCGTATCGACATACCGCAATTACGACCGATGGCGGGATCTGCTGGTCGTCGGCAACGTCCTGGGCGGCCTGGATATGATTGGTCCATCGAAGATCGACGGGGACAGCCGGCCGCGCCTGATTAAGGCTGCGCCGGTCCCCAGGGCAATAATCAAGCAAGAGCAAGCGAGTTTATTTTAATGGTAAAGCCGGCGGATAGGATAGCTTCCGAAAAGGACGGGAATCTCCGGCCCGTCCTTCCGCCATATAACAATCCGGACGGGAAAAGGAGATCCCGGACATGGCAAGAATAAGAACCATCAAACCCGAATTTTGGACTTCGGAACAAATCGTCGATTGCTCGCCGACCGCTCGGCTACTATTCATTGGCCTCTGGAATTTCTGTGACGACCAGGGCGTCCATACCTACTCACCCAAACAGATAAAAATGGAGGTTTTCCCGGGCGATGATTTCACACCCGGAAACGTTGAAAAACTTCTTGACGAGCTTATAAGACACAATCTCATAAAAACATATCACATTGAAAATAAACGATATTTAATAGTTACGGGCTGGAATCATCAGAAGATCGAGAAGCCAAATAAACGTCATCCCCTACCTATTAAATTCGACGACCACTCGACGACCACTCGACGACCATTCGACGACCCCTCACCCCCGGAAGGGAAGGGAAGGGAGTCTAAGGGAAGGGAGTCTATAAAAGAGCCCGCTGACGCGCCCTTTTCTTTACCCTCAAAAGAAGAAATCCAGGAATCATCCGATCCAAAAATAGAAGAATACATCCAACAGGTATGTAAAAGGCTCTATGAGGAAAAGATATTCCCGGAAGTAAATGCGTTCAAAAACAAAATGATCAAGGGCAAAAAGAACGGGCGCGGGGTGTTACACGTCTTGACGCGGTGTTACATAGCAAGGCCCGACGATCCCTGGGGATACTGTCAAAAAATAATTTCAGTTGAGGATGGAAATTATAATGAAAGCGATTACAGAAAAACTGCACAATAAAGCCCTGGAAGCGTTTAAGCCGGTGATTGAACAAATGGCGGCGGAGGGCTGCTCACATGATCAGATCGTCAAGGCTTATGAGGGTTATTTGAGGCAAAAAACAAATCATTATTACAACCAAAGCGACCTAAAGAGCTTTAAGCAATGTTTCAATATCGAAGATCTCAAAAATGCAGATAGCAAGGCGGAATCGATTTTTTATGAAATGCTGCAAGGTAGTAAAATAAAATTCGATTTTCAATACACCATTGGTCCATATCGGGCCGATTATCTCGTTGAAGGATTCCTGGTCGTTGAGATAGACGGGCCGCAACACGACAAGGATCACGACGAAAAGCGGGATAATTACCTGCGGAAAATGGGATATAAAATAATCAGGATTCCCCTATGGGCGCTTGTATCTTGCCCGGAGGCGGCCATTGATGAAATTAAAGGGGCCACAAACGAACACAAAACAGCGCCGATCAACCTGGGGGCCATGATCGACGGGATAGGGAAGCGTATATGAAATGGTCGCATATCTTTTGGCTCGCCCTGGCCGCGCTGCTGCTGAACGTAATTGCTTATTGGTCCATATCCGCGCCGGCAAAAATCAGCGACGACCGGATGGCGGAGATCGGCCGGCAAATGACGCATCACGGGATTAAAGAGGCTGTCTGTGACGCGGACGGGAAGCGCTGCTGGTTTTACAGGGACGGAAGGAAAATCAGGTTATGAGGATCCGCGAGCGGGACATAACAAAAGCGATCCGGGATTTTCTAAACGCCCTGGGGATCTTCCATTGGAAGGCGATGCAAGGCCTGGGATCGACGCCAGGCGTCCCGGATATCATCGGGATCTACCAGGGCCGGCTCCTGGGTATCGAAGTCAAGGTCCCCAGGGGGCAGCCGTCGGAGAATCAAAAACAATTCATCGCGGCAATCAACCGCGCCGGCGGGATCGCCTTCGTCGCGCGCTCCGTCGATGATGTGATCAAGGCCCTGGGCCTGGAAGATCGGGTGTTGTTATGAACATCATCATCGGCCGGAAGGATATCATGACCAGGCTCAAGGTCCTGGATTGGGGGACGGTCCGGAAATGGAAACGCGAATATAAACTCCCGATCCGTTATATGCCGAATAATAAACCCTTCATTTTGCCCGACGAGCTGAATAAATGGCTGATCGTTTATTCGGAACGGCAAAAAAAGAGGGCCGCTTTATAAAACATACCCCTTTTCTACCCCTATTCCACCCCTATTCCACCCCGACAACCTCTTGACTTTGTGATTTAATCCTTACCCGCGATGGATAAAACAGGCAAAACAGAGGATTGCGAATATGCGAATGAAGTAGCCAGGGCCGACGTCTTAAAAGCCTTTAATTCCGAGAATGTGGGCGTTTTAACCCTGGTCAAGGCAATTAAGGCCGGCCTCAAGGCCAGGGAAGTCAAGGCGAATTACGACAAGGACCTGGGAGCCTGGGCCTATTCAAAGTCCATGATCGCCTGGGGGGCCAGGCAAAAGGCAATCGACCAGGCAATCGGGATCCTGGGGATCAAAGCGCCGGAAAAGCACGACCTGACGACCGGCGGCCAGGCCATTGATTTCAATTCTATCAGCGCGGACGAGCGCGATCTGCTCCTTGAATCGCAAAAGATCATGATGGGCCAGCTCAATGCGAAGCGCAAAAAAAAGAGACAATAACGTCGTCCTGGATCCGGTCAAGCAAAGGGCCTTCTCGCCCTGGTATTGGGCCTATGAGAATAAGATCCAGCTGCAAGCCGGCGAGTATGTCCATGAAGGCCATGAATACCTGGGCGCGCCGCTGACGTGCTACGATCCTTTCCAGGTCACGAAAAAGGGCGCGCAAATGGGCTTCACCGAAGCGAGCGTCTTGAAGTCCGTCCACGGTATGATCCATCATCGCTTCCCGGCCGGCGTGCTTCACCTGTTCCCTACCAGCGACGACGTCCAGGATTTTTCCAGGGCGCGCTTCAATACGCTGATCGACAACAATCCGGAAACGATCGGCCGCTTCGTCCGCAATACCGACGCCGTCAACATCAAGCAAGTTCAATCCGCGATGCTGTATCTCCGCGGCGCGAAGTCAACCAGGCAGATCGAGGGCCTTCGCAAAACATCATCAAAGCTGAAATCAATCCCCGTCGATCGGATCGTGTTCGATGAACGCGACGAAATGGACCAGGCCATGATCGACATGGCCCTGGAACGCGTATCGCATAGCAGCGTGAAAGAGATCGAGGAATTGTCAACGCCGACGGTCCCGGATTACGGGATCGACCGGGCCTATGCCTTGTCGGATCAGCGCGTATGGATGATCAAGTGCGACGGCTGCGGGCGCTCGCATTGTTTAGAGGTTGAGTTTCCGAAGTGCCTGGCCCGCGGCCTGGACGGCAAGGTCCGGCGCGTCTGCGTCCATTGTGGTCATGAAGTCTATCCATACGACGGCGCATGGGTCGCTATGGCTCCGGGATCCGGGAAGGCGACCGGATGGTGGGTATCGCAATTAAACAGCGCCTACGTCGATCCTGGGGAGATCCTGCGGCTATTTGAAAGCCTGGGTCAACCTGGGATCATGTCAAAACAGGAATTTTACAATAGCAAGCTGGCCCAGGCCTACGTCGAGGCGGAGAATCGCCTGACCAGGCGGGACCTGGAACGCTGCCTGACGATGGACGCGATGGCTTCAAGCCATGACGGGCCGACGGCGATGGGCGTTGACGTCGGGACCTGGCTGCACGTCGTGATCGGCTGCCGGCCGAATGAGGCGACCAGGCGGATCATTCACCTATGCCGGGTCAAGGAATGGAACGAGCTGCACAACCTGGCGATCCGGTTCAATGTGTCATGCTGCGTGATCGACGGGGAGCCGGAGCGTCACAAAGTCCGCGAGTTCAAGGCGGCCGAGCCTTATTCGATCTTCCTGTCTGATTACCAGGAAGGATCCAGGGGCGCTCCGCGATGGGACCTGGAAGCCGGGACCGTCGTCGGGAACCGGACGGAGATCCTAGACCGCACGCACGCGCTGATCACCGGGCGGACCATGTCAAACGCTAAAATCTTTGAGCTGCCGCACCTGTCCAGCGAAGTCGAGCAATTCATCCAGGAAGCAACGGCGATGGTCAAGGTCCTGGTCGTCGATGGGAACGGCCAGCAGAAATATACATACAAACAGCTGGGGCCGGACCATTACCGGCACGCCCTGGCCTATTTCGACCTGGCTTGTGAGCGGATCTCCTGGATCCCGGACCGCTTCAACCGGCGCGAATCATACGCCGAAGATTATAATCCGCTGACCTATCAGATCGACCGGGCGCGGGGCGGGCGTGACAATTACGCAAACAATTATGATCCATTAGGGGGGATAAGATAATGGCTGCACCGAGCTGGAACGAGTTTTTGGCAAGCCGGGGGGTTGATTGGCAGATCGCCGCTGAATTTCCCGGAGCCGCGCTGGCGGAGTTACAGGCCGAATACTTAAACACCTACGGCAGCGAGGGGATTGAAAGCCTCAAGGCGGCGGGCGTTTCCCTTCCGCAAACGTATGTCGATCCGAGCCGGGAAGCTGAATACCGCGGCTATTTTGACGAACACGTCGCAGCGGGAAGATACACGCCGGACCAATGGGAAGAATTTAAGAAAACCTACATGGGCGACGAAAACACGCCGGCCCAGGGCGGCCGATGGGCCGGCGGTGAGGGCGGCCTGACATTTATTCCGAACGTCCCCCAGGGCAGCTATCGCGATACAGGGAATTGGCTGTCGAATTTCACGGGCGCGCTGCCGAATGTTCTTAATGCGGCCTTCAATCCGGGCGCGCCCTTTGAGGCATTGAGAAAGTCCCATGGGATCGCTGACGTCGTCGATACGCTGTTTGATCCAATGTCCGGCCAGTTCATCAATGCAAGCCTGGGCGCGGTCGGCAGCGCGATTAAAGACGAGCCTGGCTTGCAATCCGCCGTTGGGGTCCTGGGGCCTACCGTCGGGGGCGTCGCCGGGAGCGTGATCCCTGGCGTCGGGTCGGCCATTGGCGCCGCGGTCGGGAAGGGCGTCGCCGGCAAGATCCTGGGCGAACCGAATGAACAGAATTTTTTGGGAGCCTTGAAAACTTATGCGGCGGCGATGGCGCTTCAAGGCTTGGGCGACGTGGCCGGCGATGCCCTGGGCGGCGGCCTGACGGATCCTGATCTGTATGAAATAGCGATGGGGCCGGATTGGCAAACAGGCGGCGGGCTTGAAAGCGGCTTTGGCTTCGGCGGAGCCGCACCTATCGGCGCGGAGCCGGGGATCCTGCAGCAGATCGGGGATTTTCTCCCGTCCGGAGACACGGCCGGCCAGGTTTTGGATACGGTGGGCGTCTTGTCACAGCTGGCAGGGGGCAGCGCAACGGAGGAATTGCCGGAGCTGCCGTCGCTGCTGACGCCGCTGGGGCCGGAGGAGCCGCTTCCGGATCTGCCGGAGCGCGTATCCCTGGCAATCCCGGAAGGCCTGACCTTCCCGGATATCGCGCCCTATCTGCCGAAAAATTGGGACAATATGAGCGACGCGGAAAAAGAGTCATGGATGATTACCAGGGGCGGCGAGCTGGCGAAGCGCCGGCGCGGGACCTGGGCCGGCAACCTGGGCGGGATCCGCGGCGGGACCGACAACCTGGAATATGCGGAGCTGATCGGCATGACCGGCGGCAAACAGATATTGGGAGAATAAACCGATGGAAAAACCGACCGCGGAAAAGATCATCGAAAAATACGAGTATTTGAACGGGAACCGCGGGACGCTGCTTTCGACGTTGCAGCGGATCGTCGATTACATGATGCCGCACCGGAAGGCGATCACGACGGAAAAAGAGGCTGGCTCCAATCAAATGACGACCGTCTATGACGGGACCGCGATCCAGGCGCTTAACATCTGCGCGAATGGCCTGTATGGACATTTGACAAATCCGTCCGCGCCCTGGTTCATGCTGACGTGCAAGCGCAAGGATCTGAACGAAACGCCGGAAGTCAAGGAATGGCTGCGCGATACGTCGGAACGCATGCACGACGCGATCAACGCTTCAAACTGGCCGATGGCCGCGCATGAGATATACACGGATCTGCCGGCCCTGGGGACCGGGGTCCTGTATATCGGGAAGATCATGACCAGGCGGCAAAAGAGCCGGCTGCTGAATTTCAAGGTGTTCGATATCGGGAATTGCGTCATTGAGGAAGATGCCGACGGTGAAGTGGATACCGTGATCCGCCAGGAAACAATGAGCGTCCGGACCGTCATGCAAGCCTGGGGCGAGAAATGCAGCGAAAAGGTCAAGAAGCTATACGCGGACGGCAAGGAAAACACGGACGTTGATATTATCCACGCCTGTTTCCCGCGCAGCGACCGGAATCCGCAAAAGGTTGACAAGATCAACAAGCCCTGGGCGTCCTACTGGATCGAAAAGGAATCGAAACAAATGCTGGACGAAGGCGGCTATGACGAATTTCCCTATTGCGTGCCGCGCTGGAAAAAGTTTTCCGGATCCGCCTATGGCTACGGGCCGGGAATGGATTGCCTATCGGAGATCTTGATGATCAACGAATTTTCGAAGTCCGATATCAAGGTCCATCAGAAGCGGTCGGATCCGCCGATCCTGGCTCCGGACGAAATGGCTATGTATCCAAAACGGTTCATTCCCGGCGGCGTGACCTATTACAAGGCCGGCGGCAAGCCGGAGTATATGCTGGGTCCCCAGGTGACGCAATACGACCTGGAATATGAGAATCAGCGCCGTCAATACATCATGTCCATGTTTTATGCGGATCTCTTTACGCTCCTGGCCCAGCAGCCGCGGACCAAAACGGCGACGGAAGTCATGGAGCTGGTCGAGGAAAGGCTGGTCCTGCTGGGTCCGACGCTGGGCCGGCTGCAGTCGGAATTGTTTGACGCCATGATCTCAAGGGTCTTTTGGATGCTGCTGCGCGGCGACGAAACGGGCGGCTATCTAACGCCGCCGCCGCAAGTCCTGGTCGGCCAGGGCCTTGACATTCATTATGTCAGTAAGCTGGCTATGGCTATGCGGATCTTCGAAGTCAAGGCGGCCATGCAAGCCTTACAGATCGCGCAAGGCCTGGCGCAACAGGATCCGTCGATCATGGATAACTTTGATCTTGACGGGATCGCCCGCGGGATCGCGGAACGCCTGGGGACGCCGACGATCTTCCTGGCTCCGGACCGCGCTGTCCGGGAGATCCGGCAGCAGCGCGCAGCGGCCCAGGCCGAAGCCCAGGCAAAGCAGGACAAGATGATGGAAGCTGAAATGGCGGCGAAGCTGACGCCGGCCATGACGACCGCGCCGGAGCCTGGATCTCCTGGCGCTCCGCCGGAGGAAGGCGCGCAACCGGTTAATCCGATGGGGGCCGCGGCATGAACGATATAGAGAAACAGCGGAAACTTGACTATGGCTGGACATTCGGGACGGACCAGGGCCGGAATGTCCTGGCGGACCTGGCGAATCGATACAATATGTTCGCGTCGCACAATACCAGGGATCCGATCGAAATGGCGTTTTTAGAGGGCCAGCGGTCGGTTGTCCTGGACATTATAGAGGCAGCGGCAACGACAAATTTTGAGGAACGCAAACAACAAATTTTGGGGGAATTGAAAGATGGCAGATGAACCAGCGGGATCCGCGGGAGCGGGCAATTCCGGCGCAGGAGCCGGAGCGGGTGCGGCCGGCGACGGCGCAGCAGGGGGCCAGGGGGCCGGTGCAGGACAGGCAAACGTTGACTTTTCAACATTCATCCCGGCGGACCTCAAGGATCATCCGTCGCTAAAGGCGCACGATTTCAAGACGCCGGACGGCATGGGGAAGCTGCTGCGGTCCTATGTGTCCGCGCAAAGCATGATCGGCGGCGACAAGGTCGTTCTGCCGAAAGGGGCAAACGACAATCCGGAAGTGTGGGGCAAGGTGTTCGACGCCCTGGGCCGGCCGAAAAGCGCCGACGAGTATCAATTCGGAAAGGATTACAAGCCGCCCGAAGATCCGACAGTAAAAGCAATCGAGGGCAAGTTTAGAAAATTCGCGCATGAAAACGGCCTTTCTCAAAAACAATTCACGGAAATGAATACCTTTTTGAACGGCCTATCTGCTGAATCACAGGGCCGGGCAATCGCGTCCATGAAGGCCAGGCGCGAAAAGGCGGAGGAATCCCTGCGGAAGGATTGGGGCGAAAAGTATGATGCAAACGTCGCGATCGCAAACAAGGTGTTGAAGGCATACGGCGGCCCGGCGGTTGAAGTCAAGGCCTTCCTGGAACGCTATGCAAACGAGCCGGTCGTGATCCGGGCGCTGGCTGCGATCGGGCAGCGCATTGACGAAAGCGCCCTGGTGTCCGGCGAAAAGTCCGATTATGAGGCGGGGCCGGCGGAAGCGAAAAGCAAGCGGGCGGACATTATGACGAATAAGGACAATCCGCTCAACGAAGCCTGGAAAAACAAGCGGCATCCGCGGCATCAGGAAGCGATGGACGAAGTCGCGCGCCTGTCCCGGATCATCGTCGGGAAAGACGAAGTGATGTATCAGTAAAAGAAACCGGGGCAATCTGCGAGGATCCCGGAAGGCGGCAACAAGGGCAAGATAACGGGCAATCGGTCTGAATGACACGATCCGGCTTTTAACAAGAAAAGCGCGGGTCCGGCGACGGGCAACCCAGCTGATAGACAAAACTCTTTCAGAAGGGAGAAACAAGCCATGTCATTTCAGATAACGACAGCTATGCAGGACCAATTTAAGGCAGCCTTCCAGGTCCTAATGCAGCAGACGGAGTCCCGTTTGGCGTCCGCGGTTCGTAATGAGCCGGTTGATGGCAAACGAGGATTTTTCGATCAGATCAGCGCGACCGCAGCGGTCCAGCGGACGTCGCGGCACGCGGACACGCCGCTGATCTCGACGCCGCACCTTCGGCGTATGGTTCAGACGTCCGATTACGATTGGGCGGACCTGATCGACAATTTCGACAAACTCAAGACCGTTGCGGATCCGCAAGCGGCCTATCTCAAAAACGCGGTTTCGGCCATGCAGCGGGCAAAAGACGACGCGATCATCGCGGCGTTTGTTGCTACGGCATACGGCGGCGTCGATGGGACCACGTCCTACACCTTCGACACAACCAACAAGCAGATCCTTCATGCTTCGACCGGCCTGACGCTGGCAAAGGTTCTGTCCGCAAAACAGAAACTTGACGCGGACGAAGTATCGGAAGAAGGCCGGTTTATCGTTTGCGGATCGAAGCAGATCAACAACGATCTGCTGAACACGACGGAAATCAAGTCGTCCGATTACAACACCGTCAAGGCCCTGGCCCGCGGCGAGATCGACACCTTCCTGGGCTTCAAATTCATCCGGTCGGAGCGGCTTACCCTGACGTCGTCCGTGCGGTATTGCTACGCCTGGCAGCGCGACACGATGCTGCTGGGCGTGGGGACCGATATCGTGACGGATATCGCTCCGCGGAAGGATAAAAACAACGCGATCCAGGTCTATGCCGGCATGTCCATCGGCGCGACCAGGATGGACGAGGATGGGATCGTGCAGATCCAGGCGTATGAAGCGTAATTGACAATTAACCTGGGGCGGCCCGCGCTGCCCCTTTAGAGAAAGTAAAGGGGGTTTTAGTCATGGCAGATGCAAACGGTGCAAATTACACAAAATATGCGGCTCCCACGCCGTCAACCTTTATGGGCGCGGAGTGGGGCGGCAAGCTGCGGGCAACGCATGATACCTATACGTTTGCCAGCGCGGTCGCAACCTTCGCGGTCAATGTCGGCGTATTGAAGCCCGGCGAAGTTTTTATAGACGGCTTCATCCACGGCGCGGATCTCGGCAGCGCCACGACGCTGCAGCTTGGCGACGCCGGCGACGACGACCGCTATCTGGCGGCGACGGTTTTCACGACCGCAAACCAGGTGACAGCGTGCCGCAAGGCCGAAGGGCTGGGGTATAAGAACGACACGGCGGTTGATATCCCGCTGTTCGTCACGGTCGGGGTCGAAACGGCAAACGGCGCGATCGAAGTCGTGATCTTCAAACTCGCGGCCAATTAAGATGTGGTCGCTTAACGGCATAACGGGGCGGGACGAAAGTCCCCCCCGATGTGCGGGGAATTTCTCCGGGCGGGCCGTCGTCATGGGCTGCGGCCGGTGCATTTGGGACGATCTCGCCAGGGTCCAGGATCTTGACCGGATCGGCACGATCGCGATCAACAATATGATCCTGCATCACAAGGGCCGGGTCCATCACGGCGTTTCCATGCACCCGGAGGAGCCGAATTTATGGCGGGCGTTGCGGCCTTACTACCAATGCGAGGGGTCCCACGTCACAACGCACAGCTATATGAAACACGGCAAGATCGGCTTGACGGAGTGCGACGTCGTGTGGGGCGTGATCGAAGGGTCCGGCGGCGGGACGTCCGGGATCCTGGCCGTCATGGTCGGCCTGGCCCTGGGGTATGACGAGATCATCCTGGCCGGCGTTCCATTGGATAACACCGGCCATTTTTATGATGCTCCGGGCAAGCAGGACAAAACATTCGGGTCTGATTTTATCAAGATTGAATGGCGGAACGCGGCGGATAAGTATTTCCGGGGCCGGGTCAAGTCATTGTCCGGCTGGACGCGGGAATTGCTGGGGGCGCCATGAATCTATATGAAACCGAAAGGCTGAAATATCAGAAGATGCACGCGGTCCCTGGTTACAGCCTGGGGCCTGGCGCTTCCCATACCAGGGCCTTCATGGCCTATCTTGAGCCTGGGGATACCGTGATTGATTTCGGCTGCGGGACCGGTGACGCCGGCCGGATCCTGGCGGATCATGGCTTCAAGGTCGTCCTGGTCGATCTCGTCAAGGATCCCGTCCGTCATGCGGATCTTCCCTTTATCCAGGCTTCCCTTCATGAGCTGCCGGAGGACCTTCCCAGGGCGTCCTGGGGCTTCTGCTGCGACGTCATGGAGCATTTGCCGACGGCCTGGATTGATCAAGCCCTGGCGGCCATGCGGTCGCGCGTGGCAAATTGTTTTTTTTCGATCTCCGGCTCGCCGGACGGATGGGGCCGCCATATCGACGACACGCTGCACCTGACGGTTAAGCCGGCGAGCTGGTGGGCCGTTGCGCTTGAGAATCATTGGGGCCAGGTCCGGCGTTTGGATCAATCGGACATTGTTTTTGAGTTTATATGCAAGGCATAGAAAATGAATGATGCAAGATCCCAGGAATGGCAAGCGCGCTTCGACCGGGTGTGGCAGCATGGAAACTACCGGTGCGGATCGACGGCGCTGCGTATGCTGCCCCTGATCCTGGAATATGTGTCGTATGGATCCGTCGTCAATGATTACGGCTGCGGGACCGGGCGGGCCGACGTCGAGCTGTTCCGGGCCGGGATTACCAGGATCAACATGATCGACATATCGGACCAGGCCGTCGAGGCGGAAGCCAGGGCGCTGATTGAAGGCACGCGGGACGTCAATTTTTATCATGCGTCGCTGTGGGATCTGCCGGCGGACCTTCCGCGCGCCGATTGGGGCCTGTGCATCAATGTGCTTATGACAATCCCGCTGGACAAGCTCGACGACGCGCTGGCCGGGATCCGCCGGACGTGCGACAGCCTGATCGTCGAAGTCTATGACTGGCAGGACGTCCGGCTCGGCATGGAAATGACGACGATCCAGGGCGGCCTGGAATGGTGGTCTAAAAGACTAACGGGGTATTGGCCGGCGGTCAAGTCGAGCCTGTGGCCGCATGATAACAGGCGGACGGTTCATATCTGCAAAGGGGGTGCGTAATGGCTTCAAGGGTATCAGTTTGTAACATGGCGCTCGGCCTGATCGGGGCGGAAATGATCGCTTCGATCACGGCTCCGTCAACGGAAGCGGAGCGCAAATGCGCGCTCTACCTGGACCAGGCCATTGATGAAACGCTGCGCCTGTATCCCTGGAATTGCGCGATCAAGCGCTGCGCCCTGGCGCAAGACGCAACGGCTCCGACCTGGGGCTATACCTACGCATACGCGCTGCCGGTCGATTACATTCGCGGGTTGTGGGCGGACGACCAGGACATTGATTTCAAGATCGTTTCCGGGAAGCTGCATAGCGACGAGGAAACCTTTAACTTGGAATACATCAGCCGGATCGGCGTTGACGCGATGGATCCGGCGCTCCTGGCCGCGGTCATGGCGAAGCTGGCCGAATACCTGGCCTTTGCAATCACAAACAGCGGGTCAATGGCCGAAGCGATGGTCAAGCGGTTTGAAATGGCCCTGGTCAAGGCGTCGATTGCGGATAGCCAGGAAGGGACGCCGGAGGAACAGGAAACAAACGATTATCTAAACGCAAGGGTTTAAGACCATGCCGCGAGCGACGACAAACTTAACAAGTTTCACGGGGGGCGAAGTTAGCCCGCAAGTCTATGGGCGCGTCGATATAGCGAAATATCCGACCGGCTGCAGGACGCTGGAAAACTTTATTGTCCGGGTGCATGGCGGGATCCAGCGCCGGCCGGGGACCTATTACGTTGTGGCC